AATGCCTTGCGGAAATTGAGCCCCTCGGTGTCGGCGTGCCAGACATAGATGCTGCCATCATCGGCAAGACTGTCATACATACACTGATAGGCGGAAAGCAGGAAGTTGTAGAAATCCGAATCGCTCATGTTGTCGTTCATGATCTTGCCGGCGGTTTCCTCCACATCCACATTGTACGGCGGGTCGGTCAATACCAGATTTGCTTTCTGTCCGTCCATAAGCTTTGTGTATGTCTCTGCCACTGTACTGTCGCCGCAGATGACTCTGTGCCTGCCGAGAATCCAGATGTCCCCCGGTTTGGAGAAGGTCGACTTCTGAAGCTCCTCCTCGATATCGAAGTTATCCTCGGAGACCTTTTTGTCATGCACCGCATTGAAAAGCTGCTCGATCTCAGGCGGGTCAAAGCCTGTTTTGCCGAGGTCGAAATCGCTGTTCTGGATGTCCTCCAGAAGTTCAGCGAGAAGGTTCTCGTCCCATGCACCTGTAATTTTATTCAGGGCGATGTTCAGAGCTTTCTCACGCACCTTGTCGATGTCTACCACCGCACACGGTACTTCCGTGTAGCCGAGAGCCATTGCTACGGTCAGTCGCTGATGACCGCCGATGATGGTCATGTCAGCATTGACCACAAGAGGATCGGCAAATCCGAATTCGTCAATGCTGTTTTTGATTTTTTCGTATTCCTTGTCTCCGGGCTTCAGCTTTTTACGCGGGTTGTATTCCGCGGGCTTCAGCTCAGAGACAGGGATCATGCGAAGTTCTGCTGTTTTCATTTCATTCCTCCCGTATATACATCTGCCGCAGCTCTGCGGCTCTTTTTGCGTTCGCATCCTTCAGTGCCGTTACTTCACGGAGCGTCTGCTCTGTCACGGGCTTGCCTTTCAGCTTTTCGGAAAGCGTCCGGTATTTGCGGATGCTCCGGCGAAGTGCCGCATCGGTCACAGACACCATATACGCCTTACCGCAGTAGTTGCAGTTGAAGTAGCTGTATTCGATCTCGCCCTCACGCTGCGTTTTCGGCTCTGGAACAAAGGCACAGCCGCAGGCATCGCAGCGTATATTCTGTTTTGTCATATCGGCTTTCCTCCCTTGAGTCTTAGTATCCGCTGATTCCGACTTCCGCGGAAAGCGAGGGAGATATCTTTCTGTTCCAGCAGAAACGGACCGTCAACAAGTACATCAACATAGCGGAGAATCTCTCTGCCTTCCAGTTGCTCGTAGGTGTATCCGGTATACAGCCAAGTGTCCGAATTCGGAGACTCTTGCTTGATTCGCCGGAGCAGCGGCAGGAGTGCCTTTTCGTTTTCCTCCTCGCACGGCTCACCGCCGAGTATGGAAATGCCCTGTATCCATGACGGACGCAGGGCTTCGATGATCTCATCTTCTGTTTCTTTTGTGAACGGCTGACCGTAGCTGAAATCCCATGTTTCGGGATTATGGCAGCCGATGCAGTGATTCCGGCATCCGGACACGAACAGCGACACACGCACACCATCACCGTTGGCGATATCATTTCTGTTCAGACCGCAGTAATTCACAGGTGCATCACCCGATCCTTGATCTCGGCGGTTCGTCCCTGATTCCAAAACTGCGTTCCGAGATATCCACAGGTGCGGCGGCAGACATTCAGAGTGCGCTGATCGCGGTTGCCGCAGTTCGGGCATTCCCATATCAGCTTGCCGTCCTCTTCGGCGATCTGTATCTCTCCGTCATAGCCGCAAGCTTGACAGTAATCGGATTTCGTATTCAGCTCCGCATACAGGATCGTTTCGTAGATATGTCGCATCAAAGCGAGTACCGCAGGGATATTGTTCTGAAGATTCGGCACCTCGACATAACTGATTGCACCGCCGGGAGAAAGCGCCTGAAACTCTGCCTCAACGGTCAGCTTGCTGAATGCATCAATCGGCTCGGTCACATGGACATGATAAGAATTCGTGATGTAGTTCTTATCCGTCACATGCGGAATGATGCCGTGGCGTCTTTGCAGACACTGCGAGAATTTATAGGTTACGCTCTCCATCGGCGTGCCGTACAGTGAAAAGCTGATATTGGTTTCGGCTCTCCATTTCGCGCACTTGTCATTGAGGAATCTCATGACCGCCAGAGCGAAAGCCTTACCATCAGGTTCCGTATGCGAACAGCCAGTCATGCGGTAGGTCATCTCTGCAATACCTGCATAGCCGAGGGAGATGGTGCTGTAATTGTTATACAGCAAGTCATCAATGACCTCGCCGTTCTTCAGCCTTGCCAATGCTCCGTACTGCCAGAGGATCGGTGCAACATCGGCCGGCGTTCCTTTCAGGCGGTCGTGCCGGCACATGAGTGCCTTGCGGCAAAGTCCACAGCGTTCATCCAGAAGCTGCCAGAACTTCTCTTCATCTCCGCCTGCGCTGCAAGCAACATCCACAAGGTTAATCGTAACGACACCCTGATTGAAACGACCGTAATACTTATGGTCGGCAGAAGGTGTCAGGAAAGACCGGCAGCCCATGCAAGCATACACATCACCCTTAAGCTTTCGCATTACCTTTGCGGAGATATAGTCGGGTACCATACGCTTTGCCGTACACTTTGCGGCAAGCTCGGTGAGGTAGTAATATTTGGAGCCGGGCTGGATGTTGTCCTCATCGAGAACATAGATCAACTTCGGGAATGCCGGTGTGATCCAGACACCCTTTTCGTTTTTGACACCCTCGATACGCTGAAGCAGCGTTTCCTCAATGATGAGTGCAAGGTCATCTCTGGTTTGTCCTTCAGGCACCTCGTCCAGATACATAAATACAGTCACGAACGGCGTCTGCCCATTGGTCGTGAGCAGTGTGTTTATCTGATACTGTATCGTCTGCACGCCTCTCTTGACTTCCCGGCGCACACGCTTTTCAACGATGTGGTCGAGTTCTTCCGCCGACAGCTTTGCGCCGCAGTCGCAGTTCACATCCTCGAACACCTCTGCCTGTATTTTCTGTCTGCTGACATTAACAAAAGGTGCAAGGTGCGCCAGACTAATCGTCTGACCGCCGTACTGGTTGGATGCGACCTGTGCAATGATCTGCGTTGCGATATTGCAGGCAGTGGAAAAGCTGTGGGGCTTTTCAATCATTGTACCGGATACGACTGTACCATTCTGAAGCATATCCTCCAGATTGACCAGACAGCAGTTGTGCATCGGCTCTGCGATGTAGTCCAGATCGTGTACATGAATGATGCCTTCATCGTGGGCAGCAATTACATCCGCAGGAAACAAAAAACGGCGGCAGATGTCTCTGCTGACTTCGCCTGCCATATAGTCCCGGAGCGTGCTGTTAATGATCGGGTTCTTATTGGCGTTTTCCTGCTTTGCCTCCTCGTTGTTGCGTTCGAGCAGGCTCAGGATCTTGCCGTCCGTGGTGTTCATCCTGCGCTGCTGTTCATGCAGAAGTCTGTATTCGCTGTAATGCCGTGCAAGTTTGTAAGCCTCGGCCTTGTCAAGTTCATCGAGTACCATGTCCTGGACTTCTTCGACATGGACAGGTCGCGCAAGTGCCTCACACCGCTGTTCGACTTTGCCGGTGATAAAACCGATCACCGTATCTGTAATTCTGTCACCGGAATCCATCTCATCGTTTGCCGCCGTGATCGCGGCTCTTATCTTTTCGCAATCATAAGGAACTTCACATCCGTTCCGCTTGATTATTTTCAAGTTATCGCCCTCCCAAAGTTTACTGCGGACAAAGTGTTGCCGTGTTTTTGTTCGGCTGTATCACATTGCCTATCCGTGCCGAGGCTTACACGAAACCTCCGTATGGGTTCGGGAATGCATCCGCACGGATAAACGCATCCGTCATCACCCACAGCAGGACATTCACGATGCCTGCCTGACAGCTCCTGCCGTCTCTCTGCCTGTGATACACCTTGTCCGCAGGAACTCAGTCGTCCGTCATCTCCGCTTCGGCTTCTGTCAGAAGTGCAGCACAGTCCTTGCCGTGATACCTCCGGCACTGTCGGTTCAGAATATCAAATACACATTCCTTTTCGGATTCCGTCAGGTCAATCGTGTACATATCCTCGTTGTCATCAGAATCCGAATTGACCACCACAAAGCTGATGCTGCTGTCAAGCTGACACTGCTGATGGTCGCCGGGTAGCTTGCTGATGCCGACATAGAAATCATACCAACCGTCATTGTCAACCTCATCCGTTCTGCCGTCCCTCGGATGCATCGGGAGGTAGCCCTTCTCCATGCGAATTCTGTCGGCGACCTCCACAAGCGCATCCGTTGCTGTCAACTGAAACTCCACAGTTGGAAAGCGGCATGGATAGATTTCATAGATTTGATCACTGCCGTACATGACTTCCGAACCGCTGTCAAGCTGAATGGCATCAGTGATGAACTTTTCGGTCAGCGTCATATCTTGCCCTCCATGCCGAGATGCTTGATATATCTCTCGATGTACCAGATCGCTTTGCGAAGGTCCTCAGCGGTCTTGTTCTTATCTTTCCGACCTGCGCGGCAGATATATTTGATCGCGTTCGCAAGATGGAACGGGAAGTTCCACGCTTCGAGAAAGTCGATGACCTCGATGCCGCCTGCCGTGTAGTGCGCCGGATGATTCACCGGATCGTCCGCTGGTATCCTGATCGGCTCTTCCCGAAGGAAGCTCGTCTTATTCACTTCTGTGTGTTCCATGTGCTGCCTCCTTCGCTCTGTCTTCCTGCATCGGACACCAGCCGTCATACGGACAGTGTCCGCAGTCGTTGTAATGGCATTTGCCGTCATGCTTGATGATGGAAGTTATCCAGATCGCATGGATCAGGATGATGACCATCATGTAAGTAAGGCATAAAACAGTTACAAGCATTTTCAGTCCTCCATGTCTTTTTTCATTCGGTAATATCTTGTACGGCAGCGTCCGGAGCAGAACCGCTTTCGTCTGCCGGTTTCCGGCTGCAAGACTTTTGCACCGCACACCGGGCAGCGGCTGTTCTGCCGACACCAGATCGGATAGTTGAACCGAGCAAGTTCTCCGTTTCCAGCTAGACCGTGCGCCTTGCAGAATAACTGCACCTGATTGATCTTCAAGCCCAGTGACTTTGCAATCAGCCGGTATCCGATGCCCTGCATCCGCATTGCCCGCACCTGCTCTTTCTGTGCATCTGTCATCTGCTTGCCACCTCAAATCTTCTGAAATTATGCGGTTTTCGGTATCCACACTGGCTTCG